GTTATGATGGGTTGGTTGACGCTATGGCCAAGAACATCTTGAGGGCAGGCAAGATTACAGATGTGGGACGGGCGAAAATGCAGGCTAGGATGGACCTGAATAAGGCCACTGAGGAATTCAATAAGAAGAAGGGAGTTGGTGACATTCACAAGTTACCCATGCCTTACCGCAAGAACGGAAGTCCGGGGTTACATCCTGCCTACAAACTCACCCACTACAGTGAGATATGGCAGAAGCACCCCAAGCATGTAGGTCCTGGTCAGTACGATACTGATGTAATCCCTGGGCAAGGAATGGAGCGTACACACCCTCAAGACAGGCTGACGCATGTCTGGGACCCTCATACAGAGAAGCATGTGTTAGCCACTAGGTCCCTGAGTCGGAAGGGCCCTCATGGAGAGAAAATCGAGGTGGATGAGTTACACCCTTTCAGTGAATTGAAGGATGTCATTGGCGATAGATACGCCTTCCCAGAATATGAGACCAAGGGGGGTGGAATCAATGCCGATGTGATGATGGAGGACCCCGGTGGTGGGACTAGAGGCTGGAGGAGGTATCACATGAATCAGGACCCACATAGCGCTACCCACGGTGGTGGTGCCAGTCCAGACCAGAAAGTTCACCGTGGGTTGGATGGTCGAGGTTATGACATGCTTCGTGCCGTCATGAGCCTACACCCCAAGTTCTTCGAGAGGGGCTCTTATCACGAGAAAACAGTTCTAGATAGGAGGGAGTATCTGGAGGAGATTTTCGAGGATGCCCCAGCAGGGTTGTTACCAGTCCTTGATGAGTTGGCTTGGACTCCAGTCGGCGAACTACTGACAGAGCCTTTCCGGGGCGGTAGGGTCGCTCGGTCTCAGAGGGGTGTTTTCAAGAGAGCCCTGGCAGATGTGAAGAGACTGGTGGGTGTACCTACTGATGATGAGGCTCATGAGCAAGGCCCGGATTCTGATGCGTGGGCAAGTTGGAAGAGTTTTGATGATAATGCTGACAACATGCACATCATCATGCATGAATGGCAGAAGGCATACTCATCACTATCGAAAGCACTCTATGCGACTGTCCTCGCTAAGAGGCAAGGAGCCCTGCCCCCCTCTCAACTGCAATTGGATATGGCTGCATATCTCCCTCATATCACTGCCATAAACCCCGCCGAAATCAAAGATATTCCATTTAATCCAGGGGGTGGGGCCAAGTTCAGGGAAATGACTCCGGGGGGCGAAGGAGTTACTCCGAGACACCCCTTCGCTCCACCAGCATCGAAGACTCCAGGGGCAGCCGTTGGTGGTGGGGAACCAATCATCCCAGGGGCGGAGGAGAATATACTGTTATCTGTGGGTGCGATGGATGATGCCTGGCTCTTCATTAAGGAGGTGTGTTGTTGACCGCGATGGATGAAGCCTGGCTTTTCTTGAAGGACTATCCAGCCATAGTACCCGGAGTAGAGGGTAAGAGGGGTGTTAACACAGCACTCGATATGAGAGAACTCACCCCAGAGGACCAAGCAGATGCACGGATGCCTGTGAGGACTTTAAGTGCTGGGTTTGGTGGCCTGGTGGGTGGCCTTGGTGGTGCTGCTCTCGCTGGTCCTTTTGGTGCAGTAGTAGGTGCTGGGCTTGGTGCTGGGTTTGGTGGCCTGGTGGGTCAGGCCCGCTTGCCTTTGTCAATCAGACAGCGTCAAGCACAGTTTCAAGCACAGCAGAGGAAATTTAGACAACAAAAAATTGATTGGTCTGAACGCCAAAGGAGAGTCCAGTCTGGGACTGATAAGCAGCCACCAGGTTGGGAGCATGGTCCCAAATTTGAGTTAGGAAGACAGCAATACGATGTGGACGAACATCTGTGGGAACCTGGAAAAGAACGCCAATTGTTTGTTGGGCGCCCAGAGAATATCGAAAGACGATGCAAGAAGTGCAGTGGTGCAGATGGTGGTTGTGCTAACTGTGATTGGCATCCAAAGGGGAAGATTACGGAGCCGAGGGATATCTTCGATAAGCCTGAGCATCTGACGGCCAGAAAATATCCAGTACCAGGAAGAACACTATTCGGTCCTGGTGGATATACGGAGGGCCTTAGTCATTGGTTCAATGAAGCGTTGGTTCCACGAGGCAGTGGTGACAAGGATAAGGCGGCTGCTGACAAGGCTGCCTTTTTAGATAAGAAGTTCCGCAAAAACGGATGGCTCACTGGTAACGAGATGAAGTTCTTACAGAATTGGTATGCCACAATGAGCCCCATGTTGGTTGGTGGTGCTGCTGACAGACTAGGGCTCATTCGTCAGAAGAAAGAGAAAGCGTCGAAGGAGGAAAAGGCCGAGGATGCTGAGACTAAGGCTGATAATAAAAAAGAAGCAGCAAAGAGACTGAAGACAAGAACAGGGAAACTCCCTACGAAAGAGGTAGCCCCCGAGTGGTATGAGAACTTTCCGGGCTGGAGTATAGAGGCAAAATCAGGAGGGTACAGCGAATCGGCTCATAATGTCCGTCCAGATACCTATACCAGGAAGATGAAAGAGGCTCACAAGAAGGGATTCAAGGTGGAAGCACCAGTCTCTGGTGAGGATGAATTAGATGATTTCGTGCTACAGAAACTGTTCGGTGGGGCTAAGCAGCCCAGCAAGTACTGGACTACCATGAGGAAAGTGATGCCGTGGTTGAATCAGGAGAATATGGTGAACTGGTTGCGTAGCCATCCAGGTTGGGAGGACAAAATCCCAGATGATTTCGAGTGGAAAGACCTCGACAAGTTGAAGGAGAGGCTCATGAAGCGTGAGAGGAAAAACCCCCCTCCACGCTCCAGGGGCGGTACGAGGGGGGTGGGTAGTTCCTCAGGGATGGCGGAAATTCGAGGGTCCGATGATAGGCTCCATGAGGTGGACCCAGTAGATTCGGCCTGGGCTGTGTTGAAACTGGGGTGATTGCTTGGTTGATATTGAGACTAAGGATGTAATTCAGGATATTGACTGGGAGATGTCCAAGAGGGACTTCAAGTTCTTCTTCGAGGAGATGCTGGGCTGGCAGTTGGCTGACCACCATGCTAAGTGGTTCCACAACCTCAACACTCACAACAGGTATTGTGTGAAAGCGGCCCGTGACCATGGAAAATCCACTCTGTTCATAGGGTATGTGCTTTGGAAGGCATTGTTCTGCCCTAGGACAGATATCATGATATTCAGCCATAGCCTAGACCAGTCGATTCGTCATATGAGGAACCTCAACGACCTGATAGACTCCAATCCCATGTTGGCCAAAATGAAGGACAAGGACGCTTGGTCCAAGACCTTCTTCGGATTCACCAATGGTTCTCGTATCACTGCCAAGTGTGTGGGTGGTGGTGTCCGTGGTGCTCACCCTGATATCGTCCTCCTTGATGACATATTGTGGGGGACCACAGAGACTGAACTCGCGCGTGTAGCATCATGGTTCTATGAGGTCATGGTTCCGACAGTTCACCACACTGCCCAGTTGTGCATAGTCGGTACACCATTTACTCCTACTGACCTGTATACCGAACTTGAGAGAAGGGATGGTTACTTGGTTGAGACCTATCCAGCAATCAACGAGGCTGGTGAGCCACTCTGGCCATGGCGCTGGTCACTCGAGGCCCTTGATGCTCGAAGGATGGATATGCCAGCCATCGCTTTCACTCGTGAGTATCTCTGTGAGCCTATGGACGATATGTCCAGCCTGTTCCCCTCGACGATTGTCAGTGCTTGTAAGGACCCCTATCTCACTCTCATAGACAGAAGGGAGAAGGATTCTGATGACCAGTATTTCATCGGTTGGGACCCAGCCATCTCATCTGACCGTGGGGCCGACTTCACTGTAATGGCGGTGTTACGAAGACCATCGGATAATCCAGAACTGTTGGAGATAGTCCATGTAGTGAGAAGGAAGGGCATGGACTTCCGTACTCAGATTTTTGAGATTATCAGACTCAACAACCGATTCCAGCCTGAAGTGATAGAACTCGAGGCTAACCACTTCCAGCGTGTTTTCGCTACAGAACTGCGGGCGGATACCGACCTCCCTATCAAGACATTCATCAGTACCAAGCAGAGGAGGGAGAGTCTTCTCATGGGTTTGGTTCTTCGCTTCGAGCGCGAGCAGATGCGTCTGCCATGGGGCGATGAGAGGTCTCGTGACCTCATCAGCCAGTTGGAGCACGAACTCATCATGTTCGGTATGAGCAAACAGGGTAAGTTGGAGAGCATCGCTCGTCACGATGACTTTGCGATAGCACTGGCTTTGGCTGTTTGGGGGACTACCGAGTTCCGTGAGAGAATCGTGGATTTGGATGACTTGATGGTGGGGCTGATAGAATGACTTGGGGTAGTACGCTCATAGGTGATGACTATGATGCTGAGACTGACGAGCCTGACGCTGATAGGGCTTGGGTCATCAAGCAGTTCATGCAACATCCACTGTTCAAGAATGCCCAAATAGAGATACCCCAATTTGGTGATGCTACCCCTACCACACCTCAGGGTGGGGGTAAGTTAACCCCAATTCAACCACCAGTGAAGGACCCTAAGGCGGAGGAGGAGAAGCGCAAGAAACTCCTACAACTCAGTGATGATGATGTGATTGATGGTTGGTTCGAGGACCAGTTTGGTAAAACCGCCTCTCAACTTATGAAAGACCTTCGTATGAAGAGGCGAGTTCATAAGGAGTTCTCAGGTGATATCGACCATCTGATAGATGCAGTGAGGATGGCTAAACAGGCGGAGGTAGATTCTATTCTGGGAGGTTTGTCTTGGTCATCGGACCATCTTGACTCTATCAAGGGGCTGGGCATGTCTGATAGAAATTTGAAGGCCCTGAGGAAATTTGGAGATAGCAGAGAGATTTCTCTAACACAGGCTTGCATTCAATGGGAAAACAGTAACGAGGTTCTGAAGCGTCTGGCTCAGATAGAGGGTGAGTGGGACGAGGAGCAAAGAGCGCTCTGGGTAGAATCCATCCAAAAGAGGAAGGAATCCAGAAGCATGTGGAAGAACACCCTACACCAAGCAGATAGTCTGAGTAAGTCCGAAGCCGCTTATCTTAATACTGCTGTAGACATTCTGAGTCATAAGGGGACTATGGACACTAGGGCTATCTTGGAAAATATGTCACATATGGATGGCAGGAACAAGGGGTTTTCAGTCCAGAAGATAAGTGCACTACTCAAGACCTACGGGCCTGAGTACAATATCATCAAACATCGGCACAAGTGGGAGTTGCTACCTTCTGACTCTTCTGACATCATCAAGGACCCATGGGCATATGCTGCTGGTTTCTTGGATGCTGACGGGTATATCACCATCTCGAAACGGGGGGAACCAAGAGCAGGAATCATAGCGACTGGACAAAGAGGTAAGACACATTGCCAGAAAATGTACGACATGCTAGGCTGTGGGGTCTTACAGTTAGACCTGAAAGTACACAAGAGCAGTAAGAGGAGTCAGCATCGACTACAGTTCTACAGTGCTAACGACTTGAGGAAACTTCTAGGGGGTACTCAGCCTCATCTTAGATTGAAGAAGAAGCAGGCCGCATGTGTCTTGGAACTTCTCGATTTGCGGGGCCGTGATGGTGACATGATTATCAAGCGCAGAGATGAGTTGTTCAAGATAGTCAAGTGGGAGAACTGGCACGATGTTATGGGTGATGAACTGCTCGAGGAGTGGAATGTTGATGAACAAGAGGTTCTCTCATGGGGTAGGAGCGACCCTGAGGTCATCAGGCTTATTGACGATATGGCTGGTTTGATAGGTGATATCTGATGGCTGGTGAAGATGGCCAGGGGGTAGTCGGTAGGTTCATCGACAGGATAACTGGCAACTACCGCAGGAAGACTACACCTGAGCCCATAATGCCGCTTTGGAAGGCGGGCATACAGGAGCCTGTCCTAGTCCAGGGTGTGAGCATACCAGCCCTCTACGCCACAGTGCAGGAGAGCATCATACTCAGAACCACAATCAACACCCTCTGTCAGGAGATATTCAGAAGAGGGCATTACTGGAAGAAGAAGTTCCACAAGAAGTGCAAGCAGTGCGAGGAGGAGTACCAACATGATACCGTATCTGAGTGTAGGATGTGTGGAGGGTCTG